TTGCCATAACCCCAATTACAACAGGACGCGCGGCGGCGGCGGAGGGGGGCGCGGCAATGGTAACGGTGGTGGCTGGGGGCGACGGGGCTCTCCGCCGAGTTTGCGAGGCGGCGAACGACAGATGCCCCCCGGGGACACCACTCCTGTCGCCGCCGCTGCCGCCGCCGGCAATGGCAACACCGACTATGTTCGACTGGTGCGCGAACCGACGAGCGCGGCCGAGTTGCGCTACCGAACAAACCGATTTAACGACGTTACCGTCAACTCTAGCGCCATCCCTAGCGACGCAGTGACGTTTTGCCTGGCGCTGGCACGACGCATGCAAGAATGGGTGTCGTCGCGAAAGACTGCCGTGTGGATCAAGTTTTCACAGTCGCGCGTTTACCTCGTGCAGTACGCCATGGCCATGGGCTTTAGGATTCACCACGTACAGCCCAAGACGCAGTCGATGGTGCTGTACCGCTGGTTACTCACCAGCGTCGACAAGATGCCCGAGGCGGCAACGCACCAAGTGGGCGTGTCCGTTATGTTACTACGCGAAGGTTACGGACGCGGCTTGCCCAGGCAACAGTCGCGCCTCTTCTCATTGTTACAGCGAGAGCCGGAGGTTGTTGAGATTATGCTTGTACGCGAGAAGTTTACGCGTCGTCGCGACTACTGGAAACTTATCACGGGTCAGGTTGAGATTGGCGAGTTTGTCGCCGACGCGGCGCTGCGCGAGACGCTCGAAGAGGTTGGTCTCAACTCACGCTTCGTGTGTACCCTTGGCTTTTGGAATCGCCGCAACAGTCGATTTGGTCGCAACGAACTGTACGTGCTCGCGGTGCTCGAGTGCACCGACACGCTCGACACGCGACCCGTGCCACAGGAGGACGAGATTCAGGAAGCACGGTGGCTCAGCCTAACGCGTTTCGAGGATCACATTAGCAACAGTAGTTTCAACGACATTGAACGCGTGTGGCTACAGTGCTTGCAAAACGCATACGGCGGTATGCACGTAACAAGCAGCGTCGATAGTCATCAACAAGAGATGCACTTTCACCTCGCCCCGCCAGTGGGTGTTAGTGACTGTGGCGGTGGCGACTATGGCGGCGGCGGCGGCGGCGACGGCGACGGCGACGGCGACGGCGACGACGACGACGACGACGACGACGACGACGACGACGATGGTACGTTGGCAGTGCCGTTGCCGCCATCTACGCCTACACGATACGCGGGGCGCACACCACCTGTGCCGCTGCACATCGGAACCCTTCCCGAGGTGGGTAGCGACGACGACGACGACGACAATGACGACGACGACGACGACGACGACGACAGTGGCCTCCCCCGATAAAATAAAATCGCCATGGCATTGTGAGATGATAAACGCCTGCTCGAGCAGCCCGTGGGGGGTGCGGGGTGTTGTGCCAAAAAAATTTCTACAGTTGGTGTACACGGGCGGCGGTTGGCCACAACCATCATCGTCTTTGTGTGGCTAGAGTGCGCGCGTGTGTACGTGTGCGTGTAGGATGGTACGGCGACACACTGCACTTCTCAATCGACCACGGCCCGTGACAAACATTGGCGTCCCGCGCATTCGTAAACGAAAGGTGCCTGTGCAGCGCCCAGTCTACACGACGGTTGAGCGCGAACACGATGCGTTGATGAGGCACTTTGAAAAGCAGCGACATGAGATTCCAGAGCAACGCAGGCGTCTTGCCGTGCTCGAGGAGGAGTATCGTGTCGTGTGCGAACAGGTTGTCAGTGTAACACGCCAGTTGGCAACAACGTCGACTACAACCTCTATGAAAACCGGTGGCCAGGACCGGGCCGACATGCGCCTTCGCTTGCGTACACAACTACAATCCGTCAACGCCAACTGTGCGCGAATCCGCCTGGAGATGGACGCACTCCGGGCGTCTATCGAAAGACTGGATCCTTCAACACAGATGCTACGCGAGGAAATTGACTACACCTTCAACCTTATGATGTTCCTCGAGCGTCATCCCGAGGTGGGGCGCGGCAGTGTCACAACAGTCGCACGACACCAGACGCACGCGCCCGCCGCCGCAGCAAAGATTCAACCTGCACGAAGTCCGTCGCCAGACACGGTGTTTGACGCGTTTGAAGCGTTGAACAGGGGCGGCCCCCGTGATGACGATGATGACGACGATGATGATGATTCTGGCGATGACGTCGTCATCGCAACGCAGTCGTCACCCATGTCGTCGTCACTCCAGCAGCAGCACCAAGCGTCGTCGTCACCCCCCGCGCCCATGTTGCAGCAGCAGCCCTCCCCGTCCACACCCCCGCCCGCTGTCAAGCCTGCGATCGGAGCGCTCGAAGAGTACCTCGTGCTCATCGGCAAGAGGCCAAAGGACGAGGCGCCGCGCCACGATACCATGGCCGACAGGTGTGTCGAGTGCAACGGCTCGGATCTTGTGTTGGACGAGGTTGAGAGCACACAGACGTGCCGGACGTGTGCCACCAGTGTGCCCGTGTTACTCCATGGACGTAACCAAGTGCCGTATGCCGACAAGTACGAAACGATTAGCGAGAGTGGCTATTCGCGTATCACGCACTTCAACGAGATGCTGTCGCAGTTACAGGCCAAGGGGCGCAGCGAGGTGCCCGACGAGGTGATCGAGCGTGTGCGCGACGAGTTTGTTCGGTCTCGCACGCGCGTAAGTGACATTGACACGGATCGAGTGCGTAAGATGCTAAAGAAGATTAAGCAAACGCGGTACTACGAGCAAGTGGCAGCAATTGCGTATCGAATCAGTGGTATCAGGCCGCCGATGCTTACGAGCGAGCAGGAGGATCGTCTGCGTTCACAGTTCCTCGACGTGCTCGAGGCGTACGAAGACTGTCCGATATCTATCAAGGGCAATCGCATTAACTTTATCTCCTACTCGCATCTCTTTCACAAACTCGGTCTTCACAACAAGATTGAGGAACTCGTCACCTACTTTCGCGTCGTCAAGTCACCGGTCAAGTTCCGACAACACGAGGAGACGCTACACTGGATCTTCACCCGGCTCGGCTGGCGGTTTATACCGTCTTCTATGCGTCGATGAGTTGCGCACGCGCGTGTGTGCGCGTGTTTGGTTGTGTCGGTGCGGTCAGAATGAACATGTTTGTTTCTGACGTGTAGAACAGAGCAGCGGCGCACATACCACGCCCGCGCACCCCTGTAATGGCTACCCCCGCGGCGTTTGTCGCGCTACTCAACGAGTTTGCAATCCATGATCGTGTCAGCATCGACGAGTTGTACCACGACTTTTCGGCCATCTACACGCCGATCAACGAGTACAAGTTGCGTAAGGACATTCGCGCCGCAATGTCAAAGACTCATCACGCCATCGTGGAGGGTCAGACGTTCAAGGTAGACCCCGTCGTGTACGTCGCGTCCCAACGACTCTTTGCGGACATGTTTATTGATCCGTCGCACATGCAAGCAATCGCCGAGTTGTACGAGGACTTCTTGTCGCACCACGACGCCATTGTGTTCTTGAAGAGCCTCGATGTGCAATGCAAGTTCCTCGAGCAGGACATTAACAGCATCGCTGACGCACACACCGCGCTGGACACTGACGACGCAAGGCAACTCGACCTGGCGGCACTGTGTTGGGTACACAAGTTGCGCAAGACTAGCACCGACCCGCGAGACAAGTTTTTGTGCGCGGCCGTTGCTGAAATGATCTGTGCCTGCTCTGTTGACGACGACGACGACGACGACAACAACAACAACATCGAAGGCGACGAGGAAGGCGACGAGGGCGAGGGTGAGGGCGAGGGCGAGGGTGAGGGTGAGGACGAGGGCGAGGGCGAGGATGAGGGCGAGGGCGAGGGCGAGGGCGATGGTGATGGTGGCGAAGGTGACGGCGACGAGGATGACGATCGAGTCGAAGACGACACAGACGGGGGGGCACTCGAGGCAGACCCGGTGCACGACACGGGCGATGACACAGAGCCCACAGCAGACGCCGACCAAACGATCAAGGTTGTGTAGGACAAACACGTTCTCTGCGCTCGTGATAAAGCGTTGGTAAATCGCCACGTTATGCCGTAATACGTCACGTGCAGCGCAACACGGCAATGGCGAGGGTCGCCAGTGGTGTCTCGATCAGCGATTTAGTGCATAAAATCACACATTGATGGGCATCCTCCTTTTGTTTGGCATCCAGCCGTGCGCTGCCACACGCAACGCAGCGCACCACCGCGGAATACCTGGGCGCAAGAGGATGTCCGCCTGGTATGAGTTTGATGAAAGTTACGACAACAACAACGACGACGACGACGACGACGACGGTAGCAGCAGCAACAGCAGCAGCAGCGACAGTAACAGCAGCAACACCACCAACAACAAGAGGCCCCCACCAGACCAGTTTCAGGGGCACGACGCCAAGCGCTTACATTCCGGCAACCCACGCAACACCGAAGAGCACCACGCGTGCGACGACTACGACTATGTTGAGTCATCGTTGTGACGGTAAAAGCCAATGGCGACTGTTTTGCCACCCTTCTCTGCCGCACGCACCGTGTATCGGCCATTGTTAAGTAATGATGCGTAAAACCCATGTGCACCACGAACTTCCACACCGCCGCCGCCGCCGCCGCCTCTGCCACTCGGTGCGCGTCGACTAATGTCCTGCCAACTACGTGCACCATCTACCAGGTCGCTCGAGTCGAGCATGCGTGTCATGTCGTACACGCCGCCCAGCGCCTGTTTCGTGTCAAATGCACCCACGGGCTTCCAGTCGAGGGACGTGTCGTCGTCGTCGTCGTGTGCGGGTACGACGACGCTCGCATGATGGGCTACGAATCGGTCGCGCAATGTCAACACGTGCCACGTGCCAATACGCACATTACGCAGTACATTGTTGTGACGATCGCCGGGTGCAAACATCGGGTCGCTCACGGCCACTGTGCCCGAGTCAACACGAAACTCGGCTGCACGCTTCTGTGGCGTCCTACGCTTATGCGCGGGCTTTCTCCGCGACAGCGGCGGCACAGGCGGTGGTGGCACAGGCGGCAGAGGAGGCGGTGGCATTAACACGACGCGCCGGGCGGGGCGGCGGTGACGACGAATGTCGCGTCGCACGCGTGATGCTTCAACCGCGCCGCCACCATCACCTGCTCCCATTGCGGCTGCCACGATGCCTGCGGCGGCGGCTGCATTGGGATTTGCCAACTGAGGCATGCCCAGCGCGACAGCGAGCGGCACCCAGTGCACGGCAAGTAACGCAGCCAACGCGCCGCGTGAACCCAGTGCCGTTTGGTCGTTGATGGTGATAACACGGTGTTGACGCGCCATGTGTTCGTTACGCAGCCACAGGAGCGTCGGGGGCGTTGCCGTGTCGGGTGTACCCACGATCATCGGGTCACGCGACGGGTCATACACGGCAACTGGTCGATCGCGCGTAACTCGTGGCGCGCGTCGATGCACCACGTCCACCTGTTGCAGGTGAGCGAGTGGGTCGTTGTCGCCGAAACGATAGGACACCTTTAGGCGTGTGCGCGGCTTGTTGCGAATGAGTGTGGTGCATTGACGCCGCTGCACCGTAACGCCGCGCGGATCAACGTAATCGGGTAACTCAACCTCGGTGCCCTCGACGCACGGGTGACGATCGATTTCCTCGACGACAAGGTACCGCACAGGTATGTGACTTGGCACGTTGTGTGGAGCATTGTTGTTGTTGTTGTTGTTGGCAGGGTGTTGGAGCACCACTGGTGCCACGTTGTCGGCCGCGTATACCAGAGTGACGCGGTACCCCCGCTCTACCTTTAGCCTCAGGTCGTTCTGTTGTTCGTCGGGGCGGAAGAATCGTTGCAGGATATTCTTGTGCTCGCTCCACTCGTAGGTACGGGGCACAAACGAATACTGATCAACAACGGCACCGTCCACAACTCGCTGCAAAGTGGCGCCAATTGTTGCCTTTTGTTGAAAGAAGGTCGGAGGCAACATGCCAATGGCGCGCCCACCGTCGGCGCGCGTCGTGAGCGCCGTGTCGGCAAGCCAGCCGTTGCAGTGCCCACACGTGTCGTCGGGCACCATGCCCTCGCGCGCGAGCGGAAGAAAAAAACAACCGTTGCCCGCTTGAGAGTTGTCAATCTCGTGTTTGTAACACGACGCGGCCTGTGCCAGCGACGCAAACGGCGCTAGTCTCAGTGCGCGAAACACTGGTGACATGACGGCTGCCAGGAGGTGAGGTGCCACGCGATTGGCCATGGGCAGCATGGTGATGTTTCGCTTGCGTAACACCTTGAGCCACTCGGACTCTGCGTCGTCACCGTCGGCTACGACGCCAAAGCGCGAGTGCAGCGACTCGCGAAAGTCGATACCAGAGTTCCAAAAAACGTAACGGTACCGTGAGGCGTGCACGGCGTGTGTTTCTCGCGTGCAAGCGCACTTGTACACAACTCCTTGCGGCACGATGATCAGATAGCCTCGGTCAGGGTCGTTGGGTAAGTCGGCTTGAAACGGACATGGCAACTCTGTGCCGTCGACGGTCACTCGTGCAACGAGGTACGGGAACAGGAAACGTCGACTATGTAGTGAAGGACGGGAAAAGGCGTACAATGACAGTATCCCAATGCCACCAACAGACACTAGGTCGTCGTCGTCGTCGTCGTCGTCGCCACCGTCGTCTTCCCCTTCGTCGTCGTCGTCGTCGTCGTCGTCTCCGCCACCCGGAGGTTCACCCTCTTCGGCAGGTAACAGTACTTGCGCGATCATGGCTGCTACACCGGGGGGCAGGGGCTGAGGACCAGCGTTGGGCAACGGCGCAGGCAGTGGGGCAACCTCTGCCTCTTGCGCTGCAATCAAGTTGTCGACAAAGGCATCGTCTATGACATTCTCCAACCCAGGTAGGAATTCATGGTCCATGTGCCGCCGACACGCGTACACGCACACGCACACGCACACTACCGCCGCACGTACTACGAGCGCGTAACAGGCAGCGGTGCGCGACGAGCGGTATCGCGTCTCTACACAAGGAAAGAGTAAATTTTTTTGTTCACGTGTATTCAGGGCGAACCACCACCACCACCACCACCACCGCACTGAAAACGCCACGGCAGAAGCACTCATGTCGACCACTGCCACTGCCACCACACTGACGATTGTGGCGGCTGTTTCCGCCGTGATTGCCCTTGTTGTCACACTGACACTGCTCGTAGACCGTCGTCAGCAACGTGGAAAGTCGTCGTCGATGACGGCCGCCGCGGGTGCTGGCGAACGATCGTGGCGACACTGGCGCAGACACGCTCCGTTCAACGCTGCAGAAATGTCTCCGCGTTCCAGGCGCACACAACGCGCACGGTCATACGAGCGTGCGCTCGAACTGGCACGAGATCCGTCGCGCGTCGTGACGTGGGGCACAAAGAGTCGCTTGGACCAGGTGCATGGCTGGTCGACCAAGCCAGGAGTACCGTAAACGGGTAACGTACGACGTACGTGTTTTCTACCCCGTGGTGGTGCGATTGGCCTTAAAAACTGCAATCAGCAACGCGACAACCAACGCAGCAATGATGACCCCGCTCACGATCATCACCGTCCTGTCCGTTTCGTCGCGGGACCCTTGTGTAACAATTGGCCCCGCCCCTGTTTCAACGTGCTCCTCTGTCGGTGTGATGATCTTCAAAGGTTTCCTTTTCTCCTCGCCCCTGTCGTTACACACATCACACGACGGGGACACGCAATCACACGCACCAGGGTCAAGCCATTGGCTCATGCCAGGGTCGTCTGCCAACGTACCGACCCACACCTCCTGGCGCTCGCCGTCAACCAGCGCCCGCCATTGCGGAGGCAACTCGTACTGTAACACGTCGGGGGGCTGGGGCGCCTGAGCAATGGGCCGCAAGCCGTTTCCAACGTCGGTGGCGTGTAGAGACATGTCACAGTGTCTACGACAGCAGTCTAGCCTCCACCCTGCAAGGGGGACGCGGAATTTTTTGTACCTTCCTTTATCCACACGCGACGCACTCTCGGTGCACAATGTCCACACGCCACGGGTCATCCTTTCACGTCGTCGCAGCCTTCCTGGCCGACGTCGTTGCCATCGTAGACGTAAACTGCGCCCAAAGTACGTTAAACGACGGTTCCACAAGGGTCGTAACCGCTGTGCCAAGACTGCGCCGCTCGCGTTCTCCAGCGTCCTGTTCGATTGGCAACACGGAAACGTTGCAACACAGCGACTCTTGAGGAGTCTTGCCGCCGCACGCAACAAACACGACGACCGCTGTTTTCGCAGCCTCGGTGCCAGCGGCAGTGACGGCAGCGTCGTTTGCGCGCCAATACTCTTGAATCTTGTCGAGCACCGAGCGTGGCACGTCGAGCGTAAACTGGTACAACCCCGCGCAGCGCAAGCCAACCTGTTTCTGCCAGAGGATTTGCTCACTGCCGTCGTCTGCCGTCTGGATGTACTGTACAAAGCCGTAACACACGTCGTGTGCCTTTGGCTCGTTGCCAGAGCCTAGTGCCTGGCGCAAGCGCGGCGGTACGTGCTCTGCAGTGGCGTTGGCTGCCTTCCACAGGTCGGCCGAGTGGAGTGTAAACAGGCGGCCCAGCACCTCGATCAGCCCCCCATGTTTCGACAGGTCGGCGAGAGTGGCCAGTGCGGCGGTTGCCGTCGTCGTCGTCGTCGTCGCCGTCGCCGTCGTCGTCGTCGTCGTCGTCGCCATGACGTGGTTGCTTCAACGACCAACACTCGATTTATCCTTTCACCTTTATCAGGTGCCTTGTGATAAATACTACTTGCCGCGACGGCGACCGCCGTTTGCATCGGTCACAAGACGAACAGACAGTCCGTACTGCGCTCGCAGCGCGTCGAATGTGCCAGTAGACACGTCGAGTCGTGCGTAAGCGGGGTGCTCACTGTCATCGCGCTCTTTGCGTGCCAACGAACGATACCTGTCTGACAGTTGTTTTGCTACAAATGCTTTCACGAGGCCACACGTGCGCTGCGCATCACGACGCCTCGTAGCGGCGGCCAACTTGAGTGTAGGTTCGATGATCCAAACGCCGCGTGCGTCAACGGTAACGTGCGCGTGCCATACACGATTGACAAACAGCCTGCAGCAAAGTTCAAGGTCGGCAGCACTTGGTCCCCAAAACATGATATATCGAGGGTGTTCGTGACGTACGTACGGGTGCACGTGAAAGGTCACCGAGGTTCGATCAGTGTAGTTCATGAGTTTCTTGATGGGCACACGCATCAGTGTTACGTCGTCCTCGTCGTCTTTGGTGCCGCCGTCGCCACCAAGGTGGTGTTTCGATTGCCTCTGTGCTTGCATTGCCATGGTGCGACATGTGCTGGGGGGGTCACTTCCGTTACCATCGGCGCCGCGACCATTCATACGTTGCGCCACACACCCTCGTTCCTCGTGCATGCGCGTGAGGACGATGCCTCCGTACGTCTCGTACTCGTTGTTGCCGACGAACGGCAATCGTTTCAGGTCCTTTAGCAGTGCCTGTGGTAACTGGATGGCCATATCGACGGCTGCACACCACGACGCAGATAGCGTCTGACATATCTTGTAGAAACTTTCACCACACGCACGCATAAATCGTCGTGTCATCCTTATCACTGGCGACGACGCGCGTGTCAGTGCGCTTGCCGCTCGTTGGTCGTACTCGTCCGGGACCTTCTAGTGACACACGGATTGCCGTCGCTGCTGCCATATGGCAGCAACAGCAGCAGCAGCAGCAACAGCGTGTGCGCAATGCGAGAATTGCGTCACGGCGCGTGTATTTGTGCGCGTGTATCGCCCGTGGCTTTTGAGTCGTACCTTTTACTGTGCGACGCCATTCTCGTTTGTCGTCGAAACTGACGAGGGTGCGCCCGCCGGCTGTCGAAACTTGCTCGTACCAACAGGCCCTGGCGACAAGATGCAAAAGATTGGCACCCTGGACGCTCGCGCCGAGTGCAGTATGATGGGTGAAGCAGAAGCAGCACGTGACTATCTGGCTAGCCTCACGTCATCCTGTCCACTTCGCGACACCCATGACTGGCATGCCGCACATTCTCATGGATTGCAGGACGATCTGTTGTGTGGCGGCGACGGACGGCG